ACGGTCGGCCTGCGTGATGCAGGCCAGACTATGCCCCCGTGGCGGAATCGGTAGACGCAACTGACTTAAAATCAGTCGCCTTTGGCTTGTGGGTTCGAGTCCCACCGGGGGTACCGGAAAAAACGGCTGCGAGCCGTTGGAAACACTAGGGTCGTTAAAGTCATGCGGCCTCGACGGGCCGTTTTGAGCACGGAATGAGCGCGGACCTGAGCAGAATCGCGTTCATCGCGTCGCCCACGGCATCGAGGTCGTCGTCGAAAAGATCCGCGTAGATGTCCAGAGTCATCGCAGCGCTCTTATGTCCGAGCTGCTTCTGCACCGCTTTGATATTCGCGCCGGAGCGCACCATCAGCGACGCGGCGGTATGACGCAGATCATGCACCGTCATAGGCTTCAATCCAGCCCTTTTGACGGCGCCGGCATACCACGATCCGTCCTTGGGCTTCGGCTGGCGCATATAGCCATCCAACGGCCCCGCGAACAGCAGATCATCCGCGCCACTGCCTTCCATGAGCCTGGCCAAAGGCTCGTCAAGCGCCTCGGGGAACACCACCGTCCGAGCCTCCCAACCCTTCGGCAGCCCCACCACGATGCCATTGCCGACCTGAGTCGCCGACACGCGCACGCTGATCCGATGCCTGTCGAAATCGACATCACGCCACCGCAGGCCGATCGCCTCTCCCCAACGCAAACCGACCGTGCCCAGCAGCAGCACCAGCACCGACCGCTGGAAATCATCCCCACTGTGACGATGCCCCTTCCCATCCACGCACGCAGCAGACAACGCATACAACTCATCAACAGACAGATACGCATGCGCTCGCCCGCTCTTGCGAGGCAACGCGAGACCCCGGGCAGGATTGCGCGCCAGACGCTGGTCGCGCACCGCATCATCGAGGATCCCCGCGAGGATCCTGACGGAACGCAGCACCACGCTCGCACTCCTGCGCTCGCTGAGCGCTGATGTCCATTCTTGGATCTCGGAGGTCTTCAAATCCTTGATCTGCCGTGACGCCCACTCGGGCTTGACGTGCGTCTGCCATGTGGTTTCGAGGCTGCGCATGTAGCTGGGCTTGCATTTGGTCTTCTGCTTGGCCATCCATGCCGGCTCCAGCTTGCCTATGCTGATGGCTCCCGCCGATTCGGTCACGAACGCGCCGTGGTTCTTGCTTGATTCCTTCTCGACGGCCCACCGGTTCGCGTCCAGCTTGCGCCGGAACCCGCGCTTGGTAGTGGTTCCCCCGTCGGGCTTGCGGTAGCGCACCATGTATCGGACGCCCTTGTCGGTCTCGTATGATTTGATGCTGGCCATGCGTATGCTCCTATTCCCGGAGCGCTAGCGTATAATGGCACGCGAAGCTCCGGTATTCTCCTAATCCTTGGGTACCTGCTGTTTCACCGGCCCCGAAACGTGTTCCAGGCGTTCCGGGGCCATTTCTGTTTATCGGGTGGTTACTGCTTGTTCATTCTGACGTGGGTGGTCACGCCCATCGAGGTCACGTCGAAGGTGATCTGACCGTTCTCGTATGCGAAGTCCTTGGTGGGGTCCTGCGAGCCGAGCAGGCTTTGCGACAATGCGACGGTGTCGGCCGCGCTGGTCCAGGTGTAGTCGCCGCCGGCGGTGGGAGGGGTGAACGTTCCCTGCCAGTAGACCGCTGTAGTGTCTCCCATATGCCAGTTCACGGTGATCGCGTCGCCGGTGACGGTGGCCTCCATGCTCGACGCGTCGGTGGCGTTCTCCTGCTTCCATGAGCCTGTCAGGTCGGGTATCGCGGCTGGGCTCGGGTTGCTCTGCTGCTGGGCTGGCGATTGGGCCTGCTTGGATATCGACGCGGATGCCGAGGAGAGGCTTTGTGACGCCTTGTCGAGCGTCTTGCCGTAGAACGCCTGAGTGCCGAACGTGACGATGATGGCGACGATGGACAGCACGGTTCCGGCTATGGCGAGACCGCGCCCCTTCTTCCGTCCTTTCGCACCAGTCTTGACGATGCCGATGATGCCGAACACGAGTCCGATAACTGCGAGGAATGCGGCGAAGTTGTTGACGATGGGCACCCATGAGAGCACTACCGCGATGATGCCGAGCACAAGGGCAGCGATAGCGAGGCCGCTGGTGCCCTTCTCGACGTGCCGAAGCTCGTGCCTGCTCACGCGGTTGGGGTCGATGACGCCCGGCTGCGTCGGAGGCATGGCGTATTGCTGCTGCTGCGGCGGGTAAGCGGCGTATTGCGGCTGGCCTTGCTGCTGGTCCTGCGGCGCCGACGGCTGCGGGAATATTGGATCTGTCATTTTCTTTCCCTTTTCTCTGTCCTGGGCATTGTTGCCTAGGAAAATCTATAGTGCGAGCTGCATACTGAGCATCGGCGCCAGCACCATCTCGCGGTAATTATCCACGATCTGCCGGGTCACATCGAGCTCGGCGGCGATGCGGAAGGCATCCCCTTCGTAGATCTGCTCGGCGATTGCGTAATCAGATGGCGAAACAAGCAGCATTGCCGTCTCGCGCCTCGTGCGCCGCTCAGCCCGCAAGTAGAGGCGGGTGTTACACCCGTCATCACCATGCGACCAATGCACCAACTCATGAGCCAGCGCACAACGTTTGACGCGGTATGTAGCCTCCCGATCAACAACAATGAGATTCAGCGCTCGCGAATACAATCCCTGTCTATAGGGCGGAAGCTTGTCGCTGCACACATCGACGCCAAGAGTGGCTGCATAGCGTCGCATATCTCCGTATGTCATATGGGGGCCTATCTCCAGATCAGTCGCCGGCATCGAGTCTCTTTTCGTTTTCCTTGTCGGGATTGTCATTTGCAGCAAATCCAAACATTCCCGAAAGAGCGATTTTCTTGCGAGTTTCCTCCGGCAACATTGCCGGATTTTGCATTATGTGCTCTGCGTTGCCCATAATTTCGAATGCATCGGAGAGGCCGATCATTGGAGCGATAGCATCAAGCTCAGCAACTGAGTATGCGTATTTCCCGCTGACTCTCCCAGAAATGTATCCCTTTGATCGAGTGCCAATTGTTTCAGTCAGCTTGTTTTGGATGTCTTTTTGCGTGAGGTCAAATTCGACCATTTTCAACCTTATATAGGCCGCTACAAGGTCTGCACTTGACGTAGATATATCGCTCATATGAATCAATTTATCATAAATATGAACCTGCTTCGGCGTGTTGCGATATTAAAGTTCATATATGTGATAATTTCTAATCATGAAGTTCAGATATATGAACAAAAGGAGGACGCATGGATGACAGCCAAAAGTTCGTTCGTCAGGCGGTCGACGTCCAAATGACTAGAAAAAAGATGTCACAGAGAGCGCTCGCTAAGCAAATAGGGGTCTCATATTCGTATCTCAATGGGCTTATGAACCAAGGGGATTGGACTATTTCTGTCATGGACAAAGTGGCTTCAGCGCTCGGTCTCAAAAATGCCTTCGAACTCATGACGCTCGCGAAAAACGAGCGCGAATTTTCCAGTCAGGAGGTGGTGGCGTGATGTCTCGTCTAGATTTTTCTGCAGTTGAGGCCCTTCTTGATCTTGTCGTCTCGTCTTACCCCGAGCTCGGATGTGTATCCGATGAGCACTTCGATGTGCTCGACGATAGGGCCGATGAAATTGACGCTGCCGGGATACGAGCGGAAAGATCCCGCCTTTTCGACTATTTTCTGGGCAAGGAGATCGGACTTGAGAGATCTCTCGCCGAAACCGGGTATCTCGTCGAACCTTGCGTCCGCTACGGCTTCGCCTTCGCAGAAGATGGTCACGGCAACATCGAGGGCTTTGCTGGGGCAATGGTTCCCAACGATGATGGCGTGACCGCCATCTTCGGCGCTGACGGTCCACTCATAGACAGTCTGGTCGCTGCCGACCCGCACCGCTCGCTCGCTGAGCGCATTCGCGTCACGGCTTATCTCGTTCGCGTTTTCAGCCAGCTCATTGGCCGACCGGGCTTCTCTATTGGCCGTCTCGGCTATTTCGTTGGCGCGCTTCGCGAGCTTGTTGGACTTGCTCGACTGCAGAAGCGCGACTATGCCGGCGACTCCGCCGAGCGCTCCGAACGCAGTGCCGATGGCGTTGACAATGTTCCAGACCGAATCGCTCATGATTCGAATTCTACACAGGAGGTGGCGTGATGAACCGTCATATAAGCAGGCCGCCCAAGAGCAAGGCGCAGCCGTTCAATGGCACGCATCTGGAGCCGTTGGAGCTCGTGCGAGTGGGGGGAATCATGGACAATGTCATCTCCACCACCCGCATCAAAGCGCAGGCCATAGGCCCGAAGGGCAGTTTCATAGTCAGATCAGGATTGAGGAGGATCGGATGAGTGACAGAACCATAGAGCCAACGTCCGAGCATTCAGTCAACCGGGATGTCAGGGCGTATGCATTCGCCAAGGCAATCAAAGGCGGCGTAGGCCTTATGAGGGTCTTCAACGACGAGTTTCTGACGCCCGACGAGGCTGACGCGATGGCCGACCGGATCAAGGAGTATGCCCGGTGGCTGCGCACGGCCTCGCCAGACGAGATAACCAAAGGCTCGGTCAGCTATTTATGAGACTGTCCGCGGTATCCGGGATGCGCTTCTCGCGTGAAAGAAACATGGTGATAAGGATGTCGCTGCCTATGGGATTTACGGTATGCCCGGCAAGCTTCCACCCTGCGCTGAGTGCTTTCGCGAATTGGGGATTTTTTGTCTGGTCAAGCACAAGGCCATTCATATCGCCCGCTTTCTCAGGAAGGTCACTCGAAGATATGCGCCAGAACAGAACTTCATAGTCAACCAAAGGATCCATTTTAATTCTTCTCCTAACTGTGAGGCCGCGAACTGTCATTCGCGGATAGCAACCACTTTAGGAGGGGCCGCGCCGCTCTCCTAACCGGCGCGGCAATTACTTACAAGAAATGAAAATGCCCCCGTTGCAGCCGGAGGCGAATGTCAAGAGAAAGGTAGATCCGATGACTAGTACCATTCTAGCGCCGCAGTCGGAACTGTGGTCGCCCAAGGAGGCGGCCGAGTATCTAGGTCTTGCCACGGGCACGTTGGCGAACTGGCGGTATCAGGGCAAGTATTTGCGCTACGTCAAGGTCGGCGCCGCGATTCGGTACGAGCCGAGCGTGGTCATGCGGTTCAAGCGCGACGGGATACGGCATGGGACGGGAGAGGAGTCATGAAGCGCGATGACTGGCGTCGGCTGCTCGCGTTGTTGCGCCGTATCCTCCTGCCGGCGGTCCTCTTGCTGGCTGGCACGTGGTCGGGCGTCTGGTGGGTGTACGGCCTATTGCATGGCGTGTTCTCGTGGCTGCCATTCGGCATCGGCCTCGTGGCTTTGACGGGGCTGCTGATTATCGGGGACGACTGGTGAGCGGCGAAACGCCGTTGTGGCGCTTGGGCTGCCCCTCGTGGCCATTGACTGATGAGGGCGAGCGGATGGATGTGGCGGAGCTGTTCGGCGAACTGACGCGCACGATCAGCGAGCTGAACAGCCGTGACGACTACCCGTATGTGATCATGCAGCCCAGATTGCAGGACGTGAGCATAGCGGATGGCCGGCTGACAGCGGTCACCCCGATGGCCGACAAGAAGGATTTAAGGAGATAGATATGGCGGATGCCAACAATTACACGATCGTGGGAACGCTGACGGCCGACCCTGAATTGCGCGACACGTCCAGCGGAGCCTCGGTGGCCTCGTTCACGATCGCGCGCAATGAGCGCCGGTACGACAAGCAGACCAATCAGTGGGTGGACGGTGCCGTGCTGTATATGCGCTGCTCGTGCTGGCGCGACCTGGCCGAGCACGTCAGCCAGTCATTGGGCAAGGGCCAGCGGGTCATCGCCACCGGGAGCCTCAGGCAGCGCTCCTATCAGGTACAGGACGGATCGAACCGCACGGTGGTGGAGATGCAGGTGGAGGCGATAGGGCCAGATCTCAGGTTCACGACCGCGCAGGTGTTCCGCATACCCAAGGGCACTGGACGAGGCTTCGTAGGACGCAATGTGAGCAGGGAGACCAATGATGTGGATGATTCAAAGCAACCCACGATACCGGCGGTCGGCACGGACCCGTTCAGCCAGTCGGCGGCAGCTGATGAGTTCGGGGGCGATGATGAGTCCGAATGGTGAGATCACGGGCATCAGCTTCGGCCTGACGGCAGACCGGATCATCAAGGACAACGGCAGCCGGGGCATCGGCGTCCGTTCCGGCCGGCGCTACCACGATGCTGAGGGAGATCGCAAGCGCGCGCTGAAGAAGCTGGCGTACGCCATGGGCATGAATCTGCGTCGCGATAGGCGCGTGGAGCCGCCCGTGTTCGACCGGGTGCGGGTGCTGTGCGTGGTCTCGTATCCCAAGGGAGTCTCCACGGCTGATCCGGGCAACCTGTCGCATACGGTCAAGCCTTTGATCGACGGGCTGACGATGGCGGGATATTGGCCGGACGACGACAGCGTGCATGTGCAGGGGCCGGACTATAGGCGCGGCCCGAACAATCCCCGGCGCGGCATCTGGACCATCCGGTTCGTGTTCCGCGACTGGGAGCACTGGGAAAGCATATAAGCAATTTCAGAAAGGGCAATCATGGACAATCAGATAATCAATATAGGCGTGGAGCATCTGCACCCGCACCCGTCGAATCCCAGAAAAGACGTTGGCGACGTCAAGGACCTTGCTGACTCGATCAGCGCGCAGGGAATCAAGCAGAATCTGCTGGTGGTGCCGCAGAAGACTGAGGGCGAGTACACGGTCATCATCGGCCATCGCCGTCTGGCAGCAGCCAAGCTCGCGGGACTGGCGGAGGTGCCGTGCAAGATCGAACGGATAGATGCGCGCCAGCAGCTCGAACTGATGATCGTCGAGAACTCGCAGAGAAGCGACCTGCGTCCCATCGAGGAGGCCGACGCATATCAGGGACTATTGGATCTGGTGGCCACGAAGAAGGACATCGCACAGAAGACCGGACGGAGCAGAAATTATGTGGGCGAGCGCCTGAGGATATCGAAAGTGCCAAGTGAGGTGCGTGGCATGGCCGCTGACTTCGCCCAGTTGAGCCTCTTGGAGCTTTCGGCGTTGGCGGAGTTCGAGGATGACCGGGACGTGCAGGTGCGCCTGGCGCAGGTGGCGGGCACGGGCAACTGGGACTGGGAGCTCAAGCAGGCCCGCAGGAGGCGAGACGAGGCGAAATGGGCGGCGGATGCGGAGACGGAGATCCACCGTCTGGGACTGTCGTACCTGCCCGAGGAGCTGAAGCCGAAAAACGGCTGGACTAATCCCAAGGGGTATGAGCGCGACGCGCGGTTCTACCTGCGTGACGGGACGTTCAAGGCGCAGTGGAGGAAATGGGCTGCAACGTGCGATCGCGTGGACAAGGCACTGGTCACGCTCACCGATGAGGTGAGCGTCTACCTGCCCAAGATGAAACGCGAGGAGAGCGCGGCGGAGCAGAAGCTGCACCGGCAGCGCGCCGAGGAGCGGCAGCGCAAGCGCGACGCGCAGCAATTGGACAGTGACCTGCGCGACCTGCGCATAGCATGGCTTCACTCCCACCTGCCCTTCCTGCCCAAGGAGGCGAAGACCGGGCTGATCTGGGCATTGGCGCTCGCCGATCTGATGAACGGCACGGACTGGGGCGTGGACGCGCTGCGCGGCGACTCGAACTGGGACGACCAGCTCATCCAGGCCTATAACCGCATGGCGTCCAAGCCGCTCCCCGTCACGGATAAGGACACGAATGCCGGCGTCTACCACCTGTTCGAAAAGACGAACATCCTCGAACTGAGGAAGCGCCAGCGATCGCGCCCGCTGACCGAGCTGCTTCTGCTCCTGCTGGCCCGCCGCGAGGCGAGCATCGACTGGCAGACATGGTCAGATCCCAATGATTACGGCGAAGAGCGCCGGCAGAGAGCCAGCCGCTACTACACGCTGCTCACCGTGGCCGGATACGAGAAATGCGACGCCGAGAAGCGGGCGCTCGCGGGCGAGGGGCTGGACTCATGAGAACGCTATCCCATGTCATGGCCGACACGCTGCTCTCGATATACCGGCGCAACAACTTCTCGGCCGAGACCAACAACACCCAGTCATTCCATGGACTGCAAGAGCTGGGGCTCATCCAGCCGGACTACACGGGCACATGGCAGTTGACCGAGACCGGCCGGCAGGCCGCCAGCAGACTGCTCAAGAGGTGAATGATATGAGCACATACATGGAAGTGGACATCTCGGACGCGCTCGCCGACGTGTCGACCGAGGAATTCTACCGTGACTGCAGCGACGCCGAGCTGTGGGACGCGGTGAGAGACATCGCGAAGATGATGGAGAGTTCGGATCTGCGCGGCCTGCTCGGCGTAAAGGGGAGCAGGAACCTGCCGTATTTCCCCTGCCGCGCGCATGATGACATGATCATCGCCTCGATGCTCGAAGAATGCAGGGACCTCAACGATTTCAGGACCGGCAATCGCCTCTCGCGCCTGATAGACGAGGAGACCCGCTGCGGCTGGATGGGAGCGCGGTCATGAGCCAGAGGGCGATCTACTCGAGAGGTGAAATGGAATGACGATGAAGGCAACGAACTGGGCGCTCTACGAAGCGCCCGTAGGAGACGACACGGAAGCACGGCTCGCACTGGTCGCATTGGCCGACAGCGTGGACGACGACGGCCAGCCGACCGGAATATGCACGCTGAACCAGGTCATCGAGGCGACGCACACCAGCATGGACAGCAGCAGAAAAGCGCTATACAGGCTCCTCGACATGCGGATAGCGCACGAGACCGGGCACGGCATCGGCATCGACATGCACGCCACCGCCGGCAACGCGGATGAAGCGGCCCGCAGCGAGGCCATAGACCGGCTGACCGCACTGCTCCATGACACGACTGCGGCGCTCGTCGATATCCGGGAGAGGCTGGGCGCGCGATGACGTATTTTCGGGTGTGCGATGATTTCAGCGACCATCCCAAGACCGAGGGCCTGAGTTTGGAGGCCGTGGGATTGTGGACTCTGGTGGGCTCGTGGTGCGGCAAATTCTCGAATTCCGGGACTTTTTCATGGGAAAGAGTCAAGAAATTAGGCGGGAGCAAGCGTCTGGTGAACGAGCTTATCGAGCATAATCTGTGGGAGAAGGACGGGGATAATCTCAAGTTCCATGACTTCAACGGCAACGGCAACCCGACCAGAAAACAACTGGATGATTTCCATGAGAAACGTTCCGCCGCAGGGCGCAAGGGCGGTTCGAGGACAAGCAAACCGTCAAGCAAATGCGAAGCAAACGACCAAGCAAACACGCAAGCAAACGCTAAGCAAAACGCAAGCACCGTGCTTGCGGACGAGGCGAAGCAAAATGGAACCCTAAACCTAAACCCTAAACCTAATACTCTCTCTACAAACAACGTAGAGAGAGTGGCGCAGGCGCCTCCCTCGCCCGACATTGATTCGTGGGAGCCCAAGCCAAGCCACTACCAGTGCGCCATGAGCCTGTGCGACAAGGGCTACCAGCTGGTGGACGTGAACGACCTGAGCGAGGAGTTCCATCTCGCCATCCAGGCCAAGGGCATCGAGCACTACGGGTACCGGGACCTGGACGCCGCGTTCGAGTCCTGGATCCGCAAGCGGGCCAAGAGCCTGCGCGACCAGCACGCCATCGCGCCCAGCTACCCGCCATCCCTGGCAGTGCCGGGCGAACGTCTCCGGGCCCCGCACCGGCATACGTGGAAATGCGAGCACACGCTCAGCCTGCTGCACCGGGACGAGGCCACGGCCGAGCCCGACGACACGGCCATGCACGCCGCACAATTGCTCAACGACGGCAAGACCCAGACGGAAGCGCTGGAAGCCCTGGGCCTGGAATCGGACGAATTGGAGGCGATCGCATGACCCGCATGACCCATCGCGGCGCGGACCGTGGCGAGCGGCGCTTGGACGGCACGCCCGTGGCCCGGCATATCGGCCGCAGCCACTACCCCGAGGACCTGCTCGCTCTCGCTCTGGCCGACAGCGATGCGATCGAGGCGATGCGTCTGGGCCGGTACGACGTCGGGCGGGACGCTCCCGTCACGGATCCGGCGTCTCTCTACGGGGCGTCGCTGGGCGAGGGCTATTTCCAGGATCCCGTCGAACACAGGCGGTATCTGGACAGGCGCCGCTACTGGCGCCGGAAGAGAGAGCAGGAAGCATGACGAACGTATCCGAATCGGTGGATTGGGAGCACATGACCCCGGCCCGCTTGGACGGGCACCGCTTCGTGGGCCAGCTCAAATCCGGGGCGATGCTGGACAGCCACCTGCGCCAGCGCAAACAGAATCTCATGTGCGACGCGGACGACATCGTGACGGTCATGTACCGGCGAGCGGACGGGCGCATGAGGCTGAACCGTGGATTCACGGCCATCAACGTATTGGAGGAATGCATATGAAAGACGATCCGATCATGCCGTTGCCGGGCATCCCCCGCGTGCGGGCCGTGGACCCGGATGGCAGGGTGCTGGCCGAGGGCTGGTACGCCTACCACGTCAACAGGAGCATCAGCCCATTGGGCGACTGCCTCAAGCCCGGGGACGTGGACCAGTGCATCATCTTCGACGGGTTCGCGGACTGGAACCTTCCCCAGCAGATGCAGGTCATGAAGATCACAGCGCCCACGCGCATCGAGATCATCAAGGAGGAATCATGAGCATCGCGAACTATTCCACGAAAGTGGACACGAAGAAGACCGTCAACGAGATCATGGGCATGCTGTCCACGCACGGAGCCACGGAAATCACCACGATTGTACGGGGTCGCGTGTTCGAAGGCATGACATTCGCCGTTATCACCGAATACGGCCCCAGGACATTCAGTCTGCCAATCAGGGTCAATGGCGTGAGCGAGGCCATGCTGGCCGACCACAGCGTCCCGCGTTCTTTGCTCGGGGAAAAGCAGGCGTCGCGAGTTGCATGGCGTATAGCCCGGGACTGGCTGCGCTCGCAGCTCGCCTTGATCGACGCTGGCCTGGCAGCTTTGGACGAGGTCATGCTGCCCTATATGCTCGCCGATTCGGGGAAGACCATGTACGAGCTGATGAAAAACCAGCAGACGGCAATCACCAAAGGGGAGGAATCATGAGCGATATGACCAAGTACGAGGCGCTCGCGGACCCGGATACGGTGATGCTGATTCGCAAGGACTTCAAAGTGAGGAGTCTGCAGGCGTTCATGAATTTCTGCCAGGCGCAGGGGTGGGTCGACGCCTTCATGCAGCCGACAGCTGACGGTGAGTGGCTGCGAGTCTACAGAACAGGCAGGAAGGTCGTCAGATGAGCGAGGAACGGCGACTGGATGCTGGATATCGGATATCTGGTGATGAATTGCTCAAGTCCGTTGAGGTGGCTCGCATGCTGCGGATCTCGGCCAAGACGCTTGCCCGTTGGAGGCAGCAGGGTAAAGGTCCCGAGCCGTTGCGGCTTGGCTACAACCTCGTCGTTTACCGGCGTTCTTCCGTCGAGGCATGGATTTCTAAGAGGAACGTATTATGATGTATTCTGCCAGAACGAAAAAGACGCCCACCTTCGTGCAAGGAAGGCAGGCGTCGGGGGCATTAGGCTTTGAAGCTCTAGTGCCGGTGTGGTCTAGGTGTTATCCAGACCGTCGTGCTGGGATGGGTCACTGCGTAGTGCGGAGACACGATCTGACCTGTGATCGCGCTATGCGGTTGTGGTTTGTTGTTGGCCATGTTCACCTCCTTTCTCTGGTGTCATGACCGATGGCATTCGGTATCCATCGGCGCAAATCAACTCACATATTACACTCATGTAATTTAAATTCCACAATATCTAGTAGTGAATGCGTTGAAAAACGCCATATATCTAGTAAAGTCACAATTCATTCACAAACATGGTGTATATGTGCGCCACTTCCCGTCGTATCTGTATGCGAATTGGCAGGCGTCCTATGAGCCAGCCCACACGAAAAACATGCAATCTCGTGGATGAGCGGGACGGCTGCTGCTGCGTGCGGTGCGGCAAAAGCCTTTACTCGGCGCTCACGTTCAGTCGCCACCACCGGCTCATGCGCTCGCATGCGTTCCCCGGACTGCACGGCACGTCGAATCTGATACTGCTGTGTGGCTCGGGGACCACGGGCTGCCATGGCTGGGTGCACGCGCACCCGTCTGAGTCGTATCGCAACGGGTGGCTGGTGCGCTCGACCAATTACCCGGACGAGATGCCCGTCATGGACCATCGCCACGGCTGGGTGCTCCTGGACGACGAGGGCCACTGGACGCCGGCAGACGAAACAACAACGATAAAGGAGAATCAATGAGAACCGTCATTGACATCACCCCGGCCGAAGGGGAGAACGCCAACACCATCATCGTCGTGCACCCCATGCCCGACGCCAGACACAGAGATGAGCAAGCCACGCCACGGGCAGGCACGTACGGCCCCGCCGAGACGAAAAGCGAATCAACCGACGACATGCTCAACCGCCTGCAAGCCAATGCGTGGCATGAAGGCGCGGTCGCGGCATTGAAGCATCTCGGATACGAGGAAAGCTGCTACCAGATCCTCGAGAGGCAGATGCACAACCCGTACGAGGAGCACAGGCAATGACCATCACCATGGACGGACCATCGCTGCTGACGCCATCAGCAAAAGACGCGCTCGAAGGCGCATCACGATGCCTATGCACTCTCATAAGCCAATTCAAAACCGATAAAGGAGACATCATGACCGATACCGAGATCGCCAAAGACTACCTGTTGTGGGTGGATGTGGAGACCACCGGGCTGGACCTCGAGGAGGACAGCCTATTGGAGATCGAACTGCGATTGACCGACATGCACGGCGAGACCATAGACTCGTTCTACACGTGCATCCAGCCGCGAGACGGCATCAGATTCGACAGGACAGCCCTGCGGATGCACGCGGTCAACAACCTGCTCTCGGACGCGTGCGACGCCGACTACGACCAGTACCAGGCGATCGAAGCATTGCGTGACTGGATGGGCGACGACGTCAGGCCACGCGATCCGGAAACATGGTATCTGGCAGGCAGCAGCGTGCACTTCGACCTCGCATGGCTCAAACGCAACGGCGTGGACCTCGACCGGTACTCGCAGGTCCACCACCGGCGGCTCGACCTGAGCTCCATCCGCATCCTGCTCGACTCCATAGACCCGCAATACATGACAGACATCACCGACGGCATACCCCGCACCGACCACAGGACAGGCAGCTGCCTGGACAGGGACATCGCCACCTACCAGAGCATCCGCGCATGGCTCAACGACACAACCGATACCACCCTCAGCCAGCCAGAAGAAACGGCCACGAAATGATCCAGCACACCAAACAAGCCCCAAGCGAAGCGTTCGCCGCCAGCCTATGCACCAGCATCGGCCAGATACAAGACGGCCTCGAAATAATCAAAGACACCAGAGGCGACGACACCAGCACCGACGACATCCACACGTCGAACCTGCTCGCGCTCGCCGAAAGGGACGCCGCGTTGCTCGCCGCAGACCTGCTCAACCTGCGCCAGAGCATCAAGGAGGAATCATGAAGCCCGTCACTGTCATCACCGCGAAGATCCGGCCCGATATCTACGACATGATAGTTCGCGGCCGGAAGAGGTTCGAGGTGCGCAGCGAATCGTTCCGCGACGCCGATTTCATCCGCTACGTGGACCCGGAATCAGGCCTCGAGTTCCCGAATCCCGAGTTTCAGGCGGCGCGCGCATCGATCTACCGTCTCGGCCCGGAACACGATTTCGATCGCAGCTGCGATGACTTCGTGCAATCCCTGGCCGCGCTCAGCGCCGCAGAATTCCACGAACTGTTCCCCTTGCCCTTGCTCTCCATCATGGACACCGGACGGATGAGCACGCTCTATGCGGCGCCGATCGGCGAACGGATCAGCACCCTGCCCCAGATATTCCAGGAGGAGCGATGAGCCAGGCGAGAATCGACATGATCCGGCATTGGCATGAGCTCGGCTACGAGGCCGAGTACATCGCGACGCTATTGGGCGAGCCGTTGTGGAGCGTCCAGGCCGCCATCAACGGCCAGTGAAACGAAAACGCACCATCCGAAGACAGTGCGCTGACCTGAGCAGTCGGCTAACAGTCTACTGGATGGAGCGGAATTTGAACACGTGCAGCAATTGCGGAAACCCATCAGGCCAGCCATTGTGCCAGCCATGCGCCACGCGATTGGCGACCGATCTGAACACCCTGCGTTCCAGCCTTCCGTCATTGCGCGAGGAGGCGAGCAGGCGCAGCACGGTCGTGCGCCGCGAGCACGGCGGAGGATCCAGGAGCGTCGCGCCCATCCCGCTGAACATGGGAGCATTCCAACTTGTGCATGATGTCGACGAGTTCGCCGGCATGCTCGGCCGGGCATCGCATCTCAATTACAACCGTCACATGACTAGCGAATCACTGCTCAGGGCGGCATCGCAGCGGATCCCCGCCTTGGCGTCGCGCAAGGATATCGCGCATCTCATGCACGTGGCCCGACGGTACGCTCACCAGTCGGTCATGACGCTCACCCCGCCAGAGGACCGGCGCATGGTCGGCCTGTGCCCACAATGCGGCCGCAACCTATGGCTGACCGACGACGAGATCAAGGGCCGATGGGTCGGCTGCAAATGCGGCCAGCCAGTCAACGTTCGGCAAGTCCAAGAACAGCACTTATTGACCTGCGCTCTGGCGGACAACGACCACGCGCAGGGCACAGCCGCGGCAGTTTCCAAACTGCTCAAGGCCAACGGCATTAACATCCGTCGGCAGACAATAGCGCAATGGAAGAGCCGTGGCGTCATCCAGCCGGTCGGGCAGCAAGACGGCAAACCGGTGTTCCGTGTTTGGGATGTGTGGAAGGCGATGTCGAGGTAGGTGCCGCGGCGCTGGCTATGCTTGATGCCATGACCAATTATTTTGCGAATAAAGGCATGCAGTCGATCCCTGAATCGGTGCTTGACGCGGTGGGGCACGGTTGTTGGCTGCCGGCGCTGGCCTTGGCGTTGACGATTCCCGACGTGTACGGCCGAATCGAATACCCGCCGAAAAGGCCAACGCAGGATGGCGTGCGTGTGTTCACAAAAGACGGCAAACAAGTCACAGAGCCATACATGAAATACCCAAGCACGCTATCCCACTACCAGAACTGGTTCAACCATTATGTGCACGACTATGAATGGAACGTCGGTCAGAAGTGCGCTTTAACCAGTCCTAAAACACTCGACGGCTACTTCTGCTACCTTCTGCGATGCAAGGTTCTGCATGAAAGCACACATAACATCATTCCGAACTGCAATCATCCTGTCGAGTTCAGGCTTCGGATATCCCGCGATTCCGCGATGCATCCGGCTGATGGCGTGGGGACGATGGAGGAAGACGGTAATCTGACATATCAGATCACGGTTGATCCCGTTCACCTCTCCCAAGCGCTTGCCAATGCGGCTCTTGAATACGAAAAGGAAATCACGAAAGGGAATGAGTCCGACAAACTGAAGCTTCTCGAGAAGTATCGTATGGACGTGGATGACCTAGATGAGTTCAGTGAATTTATGGAGACTTATAATACCCGGAAACCCGACGTATCACTGTAATCGTTTTTTGCATATGACAACTGTAATCGCCATACTTCATATAGTTGGTCATTTCCATAGATGGATGCCAACGACCCAATCACATACTTGCCAACGGGACTCCCGGCTGCGTTCTACGCCCTTTTTCCGCAGCTGCCCCCGTTGGCATCACCATTTCAGGAGACGATCATGAGCCAGAATGAGGAAGACGTGCGAATCGAACAGCTCGAATCGCACGTCGCAGCGCTTGCCGCCAGAATCGAGAATCTGACGAGCGCTGTTCGACAGGCACAGTCAGCTATTGCGCTCAGTCAGTAAACTCGACTTCGCTATCGATATCAGCGAAGATATTTGCATTATCGACGCTCAGCGTTCCAGTCGTGTATGCGGTGGCATAGCTGATAGATTTCAGCTCGCCGCTGTTCCTGTCACCGTTCGCTTCTGATACGATTACATGCTTTCCGAGATCGTCGTATGTTAGTTCTCTGACTTTCTTTTTCATGTTCACCTCCTTTCCTGCATTGGATAAAACAACATGCACACAGTATCTCCAATCACGGCAGGAGACCATCAATGAGCACGCCGACAGTCAACCTGCATCTCACAGATGACCATAGAACCAATATCGCAGATATCACAGTGCCGGTACCACTCGCATCGCCGGAACCCGGCTATATGTCTATGTTCGACGCCGGACGATTCGAACAGCTAGTCAAACAGGCAGCGGACGCATTCGCAAGAGTGTTCGAGGATGCGCAGAGCTAATACACGCCGGTCCAATGGGTGGCGTCGTGATCAGGTGGTGGCCCGTGTCAGGGCCGCCTATGACGTGTGCTGGCTGTGCGGAGAGCCGGTGGACAAAACGCTGCCTGCCGGGTTGCCGGGCAGCGCTGAGGTGGATGAGAAGATTCCAGTGAGCCGAGGCGGCAGCCCTACGGACTTCGCCAACTGCTTCCTCGCGCATCGCTGGTGCAACCGCATCAGGTCCAACCATAGCGTCGAGTGGGCGCGAGCGCAGATCGGTCAGCTTAAATCAAATGGTCATGCAAGCGATATCAAATCGACTTCATTGCCATTCGAGACGAGCGATTGGTGAGCGCTGAAAAAGGCTGAAAGGTGGGAGGTATACCCCGCCCGGCCTTGCCGCAGCCACCTCGGGTGCAGTGCCGTTCTCTCCCCGGGTGAGATAAGGCTGAAAACGCGGCAAACGCTGAATCCTTGGAATCGAGGCGATCGTGAAGTGCGAGCAGTGCGGCAAGGAGTTCCGCCCGTCTGGACGGGGCAAGGCGCAGCGCTACTGCTCCAAGCATTGCCGCAACCGCGCAAACTATCTGGCGCGCAAGCACGGGGATGGAAGCGAGGACGTGAAGCCCGCCGCCAAGACCAAGGCAAAGCCCCGTGCCAAGCATGACGCGCCTTTGAAGCGATTGGATTTCGAACGGCTCATGGACAGCCCGATAGAGGATGTGCTGCGCGCCAACCGCGACCGTCTGCAGGCGGCGATGTACGACATCGACACCCCGGCGAGCGCATTGCCTGCCATCAGCCGGCAGCTGATCGCCGTGTGCCGCGAGCTGGCGTCGGAGACTGGCGGGGATCCTTTGCTCGATCTGAATGCTGACGTGGAGGAGGCCGTGGATGACGGGGCGTCGATTATCTGACATCGCCCAGCATCTCAGGCAGCCGACCGGCATCGCTGGCAGCCTGTTCGCACAAGTCAACCGGATAGCGCTCAAGGCAGGCATCAGCTACGACCTGTGGCAGCAGGGCCTGCTGTATCTCATGCTCGCCAAGCGCTCAGATGGAAGGTATGCGTGCGCCGAGGGCGGCACGGTCGTCTCCTCCTGCAGGCAGACGGGCAAAACGTTCACCATCGCGACCTGCCTGTTCATCCTGAGCATCCTCATCCCCGGCTTCAAGACCATGTGGACGGCGCATCACACGCGCACCTCGGACGAGACATTCGCCGACCTGTGCGATCTGGCGCGCAACAGGCTGCTCAGCCGGCACGTGGACCGCATACGGCGCGCCAACGGACAGCAGGAGATCATCTTCCGCAACGGCTCGCGCATCATGTTCGGCGCTCGTGAGAACGGGTTCGGCCGAGGATTGCACGGCGTGGACGCGCTCATCCTCGACGAGGCGCAAATCCTGACCGAACGCGCTCTGGACAACATGCTGCCCACGGTGAATACTGCTCCCGACCCACTCATCGTGTTCTTGGGCAATCCGCCCAAGCCCGGTGATCCGTGCGAGGTATTCGAGGGCAAGCGCATCTCCGCGCTCTCCGGCGTGGACGGCATGGTGTACGTGGAGCTGTCGGCCGACCGGGACGCGGATCCCGACGACCGCGAGCAGTGGGCCAAGGCGAACCCCAGCTATCCCAAGCGCACGTCCGACACCGCCATCCAACGGCTCAGGACACTCATGCCCGAGGATTCGTTCCGCCGCGAGGCATTGGGCGTCTGGAACGACATGTCCGCGCGCAGCGCCATAGACCCCGAATGCTGGGCGGCATCCGCGCTCCCGCAGCGCCGTCCGGGCGGATGGATCGGCATGGGCGTGGACATGCCCCCGGACCGTTCCAGCCTCGCCATCGGCGCATGCATGGGATACGCGGACCATACCGCTCACATCGAGCTCGCCCGGTTCATGTCCACTCAGTCGCATGGCACCGCGTGGGCCGTCGACTGGATAGCGGAACGCTGGCCGCGCCTCGCCAGCGTCGTCATCGACGCGCAATCCCCGGCCGCCGTGCTCCTGCCCGATCTCAAAGCCAGGCACGTGCGCGTCACCACCACCAACGCCGCCGACATGGGAAGGGCTGTGGGAATGTTCCAGGACCTGCTGCGCGACGGCAAGCTCAAGCACCTCGACGGGCAGAGGCCATTGGACATCGCCGTCAGCGGATGCACATTGCGCCCCATCGGCTCAGGCGGCGCCTACGGGTGGAACAAGCTCGGCTCCGACGTGGACATCAGCCCCCTCGTGGCCGCCACGCTCGCCCTGTACGGCACCATGACCACGAAACGACGCCCCGGAGAGAAAAGAAGGATGGTGCAGCTGCGATGATCACATTCCCCGCAACCATCAGCGGCCTGTCCAACAATGAACAGCAGCTCTACCGGCGGCTGCTCAAACGCCTGTACGACAAACGACGCCGCAACCAGCTGCGCTCCCAATACAGGAACGGCCGCAACCAGCTGCACGACATCGGCTACAGCCTGCCGCCAATAGCCAAGGACATCGATATCGTCATCGGCTGGCCCGAAAAAGCCATCGAAGCGCTCGCGAACCGCGTGCGCCTGGACGGCATGATCATGCAGGACGGCAGCGCGCTGCCCGACAGCGTCGACACGATCATGGACCAGAACGACCTCATCCAGATGGCGCAGTCCGTGCACGCCGACGCGTTCACCCACTCATGCAGCTTCGTCGCAGTACTCACGGGGAATAAGAGCGCAGGCGAGCCTGATGCCATCATCCAGGAGTTCACGGCCGACACCGCAACCGGCGAATGGGACAAGAGGCGCAAAAGGCTCAAGACCGCGCTTCTGTTCGATACCGACGATGATGGAGACACCGTCACCGGCATCTATCTCATGACCAGCGAGGAAACCATCGGCATCATCCCGGACAACGGCTGGCACTCCGCCCAGCGAGACCCGGTGAAAGACGGGAACATCCCCTGCGAGCTGTTCGCGTTCAAGCCCGACGCGACCCGCCCATTCGGGCGCTCGCGAATCGACAGAACCGTGATGAGCCTGACCGACTCGGCCGTGCGCACGTTCCTGCGCGGCGAGATCCAAGCCGAGCTGTACTCGGTGCCGGGACGATACTTCCTCGGCGTCACCGACGACATGTTCGCCGACGAGAACGGCAACCCGCAGCCCATGTGGAAGATCATGCTCGACCAGGTGCTCGCACTGCCCTCCAACAGCGACGGGGAGAAACCCACCGTCGGCCAATTCCAGCAGGCGTCCTTCGAACCTCACCTCGCCCAGCTGCGGCAGACCGCGACCATGTTCGCCTCAGCCACCAGCATGACCCCAGACGCGATGGGCGTGCTCACCTCCAACCCATCCAGCGCCGACGCGATCGACAAAGCGAACAAGGAGCTGTGCCTGCTAGCCGAGGAATGCCAGAACTGGTTCGCCAAACCCTGGCAGAACGTCATCGCCCACGCCCTGACAGCAGCCAGAAAGAACGGGGACACCGGGATACGCGCCCAATGGCGCAACCCCTCCACGCCCAGCAAATCCGCCTCCGCCGACCTCGCGCTCAAACTCGTGCAAGGCGGCATCCTCCCCCCCGACAGCGACGTGACCTACGACCTGATCGACCTGAGCGACCAGCAGCGACGCATCCTGCGCGCCGAACAGAAACGCCAGCGCTCGCAGCAGCTCGTCGACGCGATCAAAACGAAAACCCTCAACCCGCCGCCGGAAACCCAGCCAGACGGCACAGCGGACAATCCCGCCAGCACGACCGCGCCAGCGCCACCACAGCAGTAAATCCATAGGAGGCAGCACATGGATCTCAATGACCTGCATCTGCCTCCCGAACAGCACAAGGAGCTGCAGAAGCTCCTCGACCAGGCGCACAGGAACTACCGCGACGACCTCGACAACCTGACCGACGCGGCCACCGACGCGATGGAGACCGCGCTCAGCCAAGACGACCTCGACATCAAAGAGCTGGTGCAGGAATACACGCGGGACGCCAGCCAGCTCGCCGACGACTACTACACGCAGACACGCGCCCTGTGGGAGGAATACTCAGGCCAGCCATTCCCCGACGTCGAAACCAACTACCCGATCGACCCCGACCGAGTCCTATGGCAGGTGCAGGGCGGATTCTCCAACACTGACTACAACGGGCTCACCTACCAGCAGGTCAAGGAAGGGCGCTCGCGAGCCGGGGCAACCATCGACGACCTGTGGCCCGACATGAAGAACGTGGACGACGCGCAGCAGTTCATCGCCGAGATGATCCAGGCGTCCACCCGGCTCACCGCCATGCGGAACATGCGCATGGACCCCACCAATCCACGATGGGCGAGAGTCCCGAAAGGCGCGGTCACCTGCGCATTCTGTCTCATGCTCGCCTCACGAGGCTTCGCCTACCTGAGCGAGGAAAGCGCCGGACTGCACAACCTGTTCCACCCGGACTGCGACTGCGCCATCGTGCCCAGCTGGGGCAAGCAGACGCTCGCCGGATACGACCCCGGCAAATACCTCGACATGTGGAACAAGGCCAAGCCCGGTGACGGCGACTACAAGCAGGCACTCCAGCGGTTGCGCCGCCTGTATCCCGAGGAAACCAAGGACGGTCTGTACGAGCTGTCCAAGCCATGGCCCGATGACGTTATACAGCCACGGAAAACCAACTGGAACCATATCATGGAAAATCATGGCCCCGGAACCCGTGTCAACAACAAAACCCATTTCCCTGATGAATGGAGCGAAAAACGTGTACAGTATGCGGTAAAGGAAGCAGTCGCCAACCCGGATTACGAGAGCGCAGCAAAAGACGGCGCTCGCGATTACAGATATCTAGATATCGATGGACAGATTATCCGCGTATGGTTGCAGAAGAAACGCAGCACTCATGGGCGATACGCAGTCCACACGGCATATCCGCTGACTGAGCAGGAAAGGGGACGAATATGGCAACAGATGCGCAAGCGGCAGCAGCATACGGCAGACTGAAGCAATACGGTTCGAAAGTCCCCAGCGAAAACGTAGAAAACTTCGACATCGACGTGGCCTGCGGCGAGGAGATGCAGGCTCTGAGCTGGTTCATCAATGATCTGCTCGAATACCATGCAGACGTACCAAGGGATCTGCTACTCGAATCCTATGCGCTGCTTCCAGACGAAGACAAGGAAGAGCATAAGCCGCTCCTCGACGAATATCTAGCTCAACATAGCGCATAACCTGCGCCCGCTACACATTCATGAAACCACCCATTCCGGGTGGTTTTTTCATATCTCGGAAAACGAACACCCCTGATTACTCCCCAACAGTCCCGTGCATACAAGTGGGGAGTAATCGGGGAGAAATCGCACCCCTACTCCCATAAGGGTTTTGAATACTCCCCAAATACTCCCCACTTTATATCCAGAGCCATGTGGGGAGTAATAAAACAACTTCAGGTGGATTACCCAAGCGGTCAAAGGGAACCGGCTGTAAACCGGCTGCAATTGCTGCGCAGGTCCGAATCCTGCATCCACCACTTCTGCGGATCCCGTGCGCCGCGTCGCTAATCGCACGTCCATCAACAGCAAGGAGCCATCATGTTCACCAATCGATTCAACGCCATGCGCCTGCGCCACGCCATGCTCATCGAAGCACCGGCAGGCGAAGGATCCGGCTCGCAGGAGCCAGCAGGTGCCAAGCCGGAATCCGAGGATGCGCCGAAGGACACGTCCAAGGAATTCAGCCATGCCCTGTCCAAGCGTGCGGCGGAGATCGAAGCGAAATACGCCGACTACGACGACCTCAAGGCCAAGGCCGAGAAATACGACAAGGCCCAGGACGAATCCAAATCGGAGGCGGAAAAGCTCAGAGAACAACTCGAAGCATCCAATAAGGAACGCGACCAGCTCAAAGCCGACCAGACCCGGCGCGAGCTGACCGATGCGATCGCCAAGGAGACCGGGCTTGACGCCAGCGTGGTCTCCATGCTCGACGGATCCGACGAGAAGACGCTCAAGGAGCATGCTGCGGCGATCGCCAAGCTGATGGAATCCAACAAGCCGACCGGAGCAGCCCGCGCACTGCCTGAAAGGTCCCACCGACCGCCAGAGAAGGGCGCGTCGGCGATGGACATGCTGCGCGACGCCTACTCCAACTAAACCAACCCCAATGAAAGGAGAGCCATCATGGCTCTGACACTGGCCGAATCGGCCAAACTATCCCAGGACAGCCTGCAGCGCGGCGTGCTCGAAACGTTCGTGCAGGAAAGCCCCATCCTCGACCGCATCCCATTCATGGACATCGAGGGAAACTCGTACGCGTACAACGAGGAGGCGACGCTGCCCGGCGTCGAATTCCGCGCAGTGAACGCCGCGTACTCCGAATCCACCGGCACCGTCAACCAGAAGAGCGAGAAGCTGTTCATTTTGGGCGGCGACGCGGACGTGGACCGCTTCATCCAGCAGACCCGCAGCAATCTGAACGACCAGCGCGCCGAACAGACCGCATTGAAGACCAAGGCGCTGAGCTACAAGTTCCAGGACGCGTTCTTCAACGGCGACGCGGCCATCGACCCGCTCTCGTTCGACGGCCTGCACAAGCGGCTCATCGGCAATCAGGTGATCGACGCCGGCGCGAACGGCGCTCCCATCGTGGGCGACACGTCCTCGAACGCGGACATCCACGCGTTCCTCGACGCGCTTGACGACCTGCTGGCCGCAGTGCCCGGCATCACCGGACAGAACGGCGCGATCTACGCGAACAGCATGGTCATCCGCAAGATCGGCAGCGCCCTGCGCCACGTGAGCTATGACACCGTGCTCATGCAGGACGTGGCAGGCAAGCGCACGATCCAGTGGAACGGGATCCCGATCCTGCCGGCGGGCCTGAACCCGGACGGCACGCAGATCCTCGCGCAGAACGAGACGCAGGGCACCGCGTCGAACACGTCGAGCATCTACGCCGTCAAGTACGGCAGCTCCGAAGGCGATCAGGCCGTGACCGGGCTCACCAATGGCGGAGTCGCAGTGCAGGATCTCGGCCAGCTGCAGGAGAAGCCCGCCTACCGCACCCGCATCGAGTTCTACTGCGGCGTCGGCGTGTTCGGCGGCAAGGCAGCAGCCCGCCTGAAGGGAGTGATCAATGCCTAGCGCGAAAGCAGCCAAGTCCTCGGCCGACGAGGTCGCAACCGACATCCTCGACGAGCCGCAAGCCGAGCCGCAAGCCGAGCCGGAAGCGCCCGAACAAGCTCCCGGCACTGCCGAACCGGCCGGCCCGCACCGCACGGAGACCTACGAGGCTACGCGCCCCGACGGGACGCGCGTGCGCGTGCAGCGCGACATCGACACCGGCGAGCAGACCGTGGCCATACTGTAGGGAGGCCGTCATGAGCGAGCCAGAACCGTTCGCCACGCACACTGACCTCGAACTCCGCTGGCACACGCTGCTGGCGGACGAGCAGACGCAGGCGGACGAGCTGCTCGCCGACGCGAGCGACAAGATACGCCAGCAGGCCCCCAAAGCCAACGACCCCCAATGGACGAAAGCCCACTCCCGGACGCTGACGCGCGTGTGCTGCGGCATGGTCAAACGCGCCTTGCAGCAGCAGGAGAGCGGCATGCCCGCAGGGGTCACCCAGTCCAGCGAATCCACCGGGCCGTTCGTCAACGGGTACACGTGGAGCAACCCGGACGGCAGCCTGTACCTGACCGCCGAGGACCGCAAGGACCTCGGCATCGGCATCCACCATGCGTTCAGCGTCCAGATGATCGGAGTCCGGTAGTGGAGCAGGTCAGCGTCTACCGTCCCGCAGAATCATATGACGAGGACGGCAACCCCGTCCGCGGCGCGCTCGCGCTCGTCGATTCGTTCCCGGCCCTCGTAGCCCCTGCCATGGTGCCCACGAGCACGGGAACGGATGGAGAGAGCGTCATATTCGACCACACGATCTACATCCGCGGCCAAGAGCCTACAGGCATCCTGGACACGGACGTGATCGAAGTGCGCGGCAAACGCACCCCAGTGCAGGGCGTCGTGGGCGTGTGGCTCGACACGGCCGGAAACCATATCGGCGACGTGGTCAACGTCTCGCTCAAGGAGGCATAGGCATGGGCAATGTCAAGTTCATCATCAACCGCTCGAATTTCCGCGAGCAGATACTGGACAACAGGACGCTGCTGGACGACGTGCAGGAGCAGATGGAAGGCATGGGCGAAGCGCACAAGGTGATCACGGTGTACCGCAACCATGACCGCACGCACGGCAACGTGGTCGCCACCGCCCCCGCGGCGGTGGAGGCCCGGCACGGCGTGCTCACCCAGATGCTCGGCATGGTGCGCGTATGAACCCGCCGGTGCACCCGCAGCGCGTCGAACCAACGCTCCTGAGCCTGCTGCGAGCAGAATTCCCGGACGTCGAGTTCGGATCGCTGAGATCGCGCGGCAATCCCGCGAAGGAGTGCGTGATCGTGGGCGAGCCGCAGGGCATGTGCACGCCGATCAGCCAGTACGTGCGGCTGCGCGTGAGCGTGATCGTCCGTCTGCCCGACAGTTCGGGCGACGTCACCGGCTCGCAGCGGCTGGCCGGGCTGATCATCTCCGAGCTCACGTCGGGCGGGGCCACGGGCCCGGTGATCAGCGTCGGCTTGGAATCCGGGCCGATGCGCGTCACGGACGACCAACTGGTCTACGCGTACGCGATCCTCCTGCTGACCGTGAAGACGACCGAATAATCATCGCATGCCGCCACATGCCAGATCAGACCATTTTATTTTGAAAGGTGTTTGCCATGGCAAACGACAATTTCGCGCAATCCGACAACAATGCCGCCCTGATCGCGCTCATTAAGCAGTACGAGCTGTTCCTCATCCCCTACGACGTGAGCACGTTCACCGCGCCTACTGGCATCGACTGGACGCCCCCCGCCAGCACGACCCCATTGGGATACTCTTCCGAGGACGGCAGCGTGCTGCACCCCGAGCCGGGCGACGAGACGACCATCACCGCGCACAACGGCGACATCGTGTACTCCGAGAGCGCGCCCGGCTTCTGGACGTTCCAGTTCCCCGGCATCGAGATGAGAAAGACCACCGTGAGCGCCTACTTCGACGCGGACGTGGACCCCGCGGACGGCTCGATCACCGTCTCCAAGGCCAGCACGTCGAAGAAATGGCATGCAGTCATCCGCGCCCTGGACCAAGACGACCACAAGATCCTGATCTACGCTCCCAAGGCGAAGGTCGGCGACCGCGACGACCTGAACCTCAAGTACGAGGAGCAGGTCACCCCCAACATGACGTTCAAGTTCCTCAAGGACAACGACGTCATGTTCAAGGCATGGGGCCTGGCCAAGGACTTCGTCAAGGCCTGATCCCCTATTCTTCCCTCCCGGCCCGGGTGGCGGCCCGCAGCCGGGAGGGAACCCACTTCTTCCCCACCATGCCGCCGCAAACATTTTTACATTCAGGAGGCTCTCACATGAGCGACGAATACCAAGCAGTGCGCATCGACCTGCCCGAGACTGGCGACGACTACCCCGACGTGCACCTGTCGGTCAACGGCGTCAAACTCGACCTGCCCAATCTTAAGAGCACCGACCTGCCCATCGAACTCGTCCAGGTCGTGCTCATGATCAAAAGCAAACTCGTCCTGTCCGACGAAGAGAACGCCGCCGCGATGAGCGTCTTCCTCGCCTACTTCCAAAGTATGCAACCCAACTTCTGGAACGTGCTGCGCAAGACCGGGCACGCGATGGAATGGCTCGTCGGCACCGTCAAGGCATGGGCGGACCAGTCAGGCATAGACCCAAAAGCGCTCTCCTAGCCAGCCTATGGGCCGAGCACCGCGCAGCCATCCTCTATGACCTCAAAAGCCGCCTGAACATCGAATGGCATCCGCTCGACTGGACGACGTGGGCCAAAGACCAGCAAGCGCGATCCAACATCGGCTACTGGGCCATGTGGCAGTACGCGGCCGAGATCCTGCGCGACAAAAGCAGCCACAGCTACGCGGCGCTCGCGGGATGGTCATATGTGCCCAGCCCCACCGAACGCGCCATCTGGACCCTCATGCCCAAACGCGAAGGCAAAGAGGACTACCTGCCATGGACGGACCCCAAACAGGACATCCTGCGCCCCGTGCCCACACCAGCCATCCACGACGCAGCATGGAAGAAACGCCGCAGGCACTTCAAGGAAATCTGGGGCGAACAGATCACGCCAGACGAACAATGACGCACCCGCCGCCACGGGAGCGCACCATAAAGGGAAACTCTCATGGCACAGGATGTCGGAACCGTCTACGTCCAAGTCCAGCCCAGCGGCAAAGGCTTCGGCAAAACCATCGAAGGCCAAATCAGCCCATCGATCGACAACGCCGGCAAAACAGGAAGCAAAAGCATCCTCGCCCGCCTCGGCGGCGCATTCGGCAAAATCGGCAAAATCGGCACGGGAGCAGTCAGCACCGTCGCCGGAGGCATCGTAGCGCTCGCCGCCAAAGGCGGATTCAGCCGCGCCCTGAACATCGAAAACGCCCAAGCCAAACTCAAAGGCCTCGGCCACAGCACCGACAGCGTGCGCGAAATCATGAACGACGCACTGGCCAGCGTCAAAGGCACCGCGTTCGGCCTGGGCGACGCCGCAACCGTGGCCGCCAGCCTCTCCGCATCAGGAGTCACCCAAGGCAGCCAGCTGACCAACGTCCTCAAAACCGTGGCCGACACCGCGCAGATCTCAGGGCGCTCGCTGACCGACGTGGGCGCGATCTTCGGATCCGTGGCCGCGCGAGGCAAGCTGCAGGGCGACGACATGCTCCAGCTCATGAGTTCGGGCGTGCCCGTCCTGCAGTTCCTCGGCAAGCACCTGGGCAAGACCAGCGGCGAGATCAGCGACATGGTCTCCAAAGGCAAGATCGACTTCCAGACGTTCGCCGACGCGATGCAGGAGGGGTTGGGCGGGGCGGCATTGTCCGCAGGCAAGACGTTCGCGGGCGCGTGGGACAACGTGAAGGCCGCATTGAGCCGTACAGGCGAGACTCTGGCCACGCCGATCCTCAACGGATTGCGCGGCCTATTCAACCAGGCGATACCGCTCATCGACTCGTTCACCGCGGCCGCGTCGCCGATCATGCAGAAGATCGGCTCCTCGCTGCAGAAGGGGCTGGAGAACGCGCTGCCCGCGATCGGCAGATTCTTCACGGCATTGAAACAGGACAGGACCGTGCAGGACATCATCTCCGCGCTGGGACGCCTCGGCCAAGCCGTGCTCGACTTCATCAGAGCCGGCACCGGCATGAGCACGTTCGGCACGATGCTATGGAATCTGCGAGGCCTCATCCCGCCCATCATCAACGCCATCACCGGCGTCGTGAAGATCATGACAGGCCTGATCGGCTTCGTGAACAAGAACGCCAACTGGCTCGCACCCCTAGCCGCGGGCATCGGCGGGTTTGTGCTCGCCAGCAAAGGCATCGGCAAGGTCAGCGGCATGCTCGCCGACATTCCGAAAGCATTGACGGGCATCACCGGCGCGGCCAACGGGGTCATCAAGTTCATCACGATCGTCCCCGAACTCGGCGGCATCGGCCCGGCATTGAAAAGCATGGCCGGAGGCATGAGCCTAGTGAAGAACGCCCAATCCGCATGGAACGCCATCACCACCATGACCTCCACGGTATGGCGGGCGCTGGGAGCGGTCATCGCAGCCAACCCCATCGGCGCGATCATCGTCGCCATCACGGCAGTGGTCGGCGCGCTCGTCTGGTTCTTCACCCAGACCGAGGCCGGCAGGAAAGCATGGGCCGCGTTCACCGGATGGCTCCAGAACGTGTGGAACGCCATGCCCGGATTCTTCACCGGCATATGGAACGGCATCACCGGGATCTTCTCCGCCGCAGTCAACGGGATACGGAACGCATGGCAGGGAATAGTCGGATGGTTCCAGAACTTATGGAACAACATCACCACCATATTCACCACCGTCATCACCGCCATCGGCAAGTTCCTCCAGTCCGGGTGGGGACAGGCGATCCTGTTCTTCATCAACCCCATCGCAGGACTCGTCAACTTCGTCATCCAACACTTCGACACCATCAAAACCATCATCACCAACGTCCTGATCGTGATAGCAGCAATATTCGTCACCATCTGGAACGCCATCACCACCGTAACCACCACCGTATGGAACACGATCACCAGCATCATCAACACAGCGCTCGCGTTCATCTCGGGCGTGTGGAGCACGGCGTGGACGGCTGTCTCGACGTTCTTCGCTGATATCTGGAACGGGATCGTCGCGTTCCTCGCTCCGATCATCCAAACGGTGTCGGACGCGATCTCGGCGGCGCTCGCCTTCATACAGTCCACGTGGAACGCGGCGTGGAGAGCGGTCAGCGGCTTCTTCTCCGGCATCTGGAACGGGATCGTCGGCTTCATCGGACCGATAGCGGCCCGCGTGGGAGCGATCATCTTAGGAGCGGTCAATGGCATCAGGAACGTGTGGAACTCCGTATGGTCCTCCATCTCCGGATTCTTCTCCGGAGTGTGGAACAGCATGATCGGCGCTGCCTCACGCGCGGTCGGCGCCATAGGAGGCGTCGCGGGGCGCATCTACGGCGTCGTCATGGGCGCGCTGCAGGGAGCCGGATCATGGCTGGTCGACGTCGGCAAGAACATCATCCAAGGCCTGATCAACGGCATCGGCGGAGCGTTCGGCTGGCTCAAGGACAAGATCACCAGCATGGGCAGCAGCGTGCTGGGGTGGGCGAAGGGCGTGCTCGGCATCCATTCGCCATCCAAGCTGTTCCGCAACGAGGTGGGAGTCATGGTGGGCCGGGGAATGGCCCTGGGCATCGACGACAGCCTCAAGACCGTTCGGGCGAGCGTGCGCAGCATGAGCTCGCTGACCGACCAACTGGGATTCAACCCCGGATCCAGCGCGTACCCGTACGATCCGTCCGGCTCCGGCAAAGCCGGACTTCTGGGAGGAAACACGTACATCAAGCAGACGGTGAACAATCCGGTCGCCCAGCCGTGGCCGCTCAAGACCAGCGGCGACCTGGACAGGGCCGCTCTCGGAATCTAAGGGGATGCTATGGGACTGCAGTACGCGATCGACGGCGTGCCGTTGGATTCTGAGCATTGCGCGGTGACGCTCGGCTCGGGCGTCATGGCGGGCATCAGCGTGGCCCGCTCGCCCGTGCAGGTGCCCGGCTCGCACGGCAGCGTCAAGTCCATGCTCAACCCCGTGTTCTCGGAGCGCGAGCTCACGCTCAAGGTCACCCCGTGGGGGCCGGATTCGACGGGAGCGGACTCGAGCCGCATAGCCCGCCTGTGCGCGTCACCTTACCCGGTCATCACCCGGGTCGTGAATGGGATAAGCCAGCAGGCCGAAGCGGAACTGTCGAGCCTGCAGGCCGACGACGGCGGCACCGCATTGGGCAGGGTCGCGCCGTTCACGGCCGTGTTCGCGATCCCCGGCGTGTGGTGGCGCAAGCCGACGATGGCTGACGTGCAGCTGGCCAACGCAGGCGGCGCGCTGTTCCCCGCGCCGTCATCGTACCCGCCAGACGGCGACGCCCCAATTCCCGACCTGCTGCTCAGACTGCCCAAGGGCGTCACGGCGGCGAGTGTCACGGACCCAGTCTCCGGGACCGGCATCACATGGATCGGCGTAGCCGACGCGAGCCGCTACCTGTACGTGGACGCGGCAGCGCAGTCCGCATGGCGGTCCGCCTCCACGAGCGCATGGACGCCCGCATCCCCGGACGCGTCCAACGGCGTGGACTGGCCTCCCGACGGGCCGTTGGAATGCTGGCCCAACCCCGTGGACGGCTCCTACCGGCTCGACGTCGACATCACGGGATCATCCGAGCCGATAACCGCGCACGTGCGCCGCTCCTGGTGGTGATCCCTTCCATCCGGCTCACCGATTCCCTGCAAGGAGGCATCATGTCCAAGACCCTTCGCGCCCGACTGGTGGCCTACGAGCCGAACGGCGCGAGAATCAGCCCATTGCCCAAGCCGCTCTCGTTCGACATGCAGGTGACGCACGACGACATGTCCTCGATGCGCATGAGCTACTCGCGCAACGCCGTCGGCGGCGGCATCCTCAAACGAGGACTGGAGCAGGGCCTCGAGATCGCCGTGGAGATCTCCACGATGGGCGGCTCTTGGATCGAGCCGGACAACTGCCGGTTCCTGCTGACCAAGCGCTCCCGCGACGCGCAGGACGCGACCGACACGGTGACGCTCACCCTGCAGCCGTTGGCCTGGCTCTCGACCCGCATCCTGAACAACGACGCCAGCCACCTGCTCGCGGACGGCGACAACAAAGGCAAGCGGGCGTTCCTCAGCTCGAACCCGGGCACGATACTCGGCACCATCATGGACGAGAACCAAGTCCGGGGCGGAGCGGCGAACACGCTGGCCAGGGGATTCGACACCGGCAAGGACTCCGCCGGCGTCGCGTGGGAGAGCGTGTACACGCTCTATTATTCGCTGGGCACGCCATTGTCCTCGATGCTGCAGAGCATGGTGGGCGGCAACGCCATCGACTGGCGCACACGGGGGCGCGTCCTGAACGTGTACAACGCCGACAGCCCGGCATTATGCCGCGACCTGTCAGCCGCGACGCGCGTCGGACTGCGCCGCGACGTGCTCGAAGCGCCCGAGGAGGAGAGCATCGAGGAGGTCGCCAGCGACATCCTCGTGGAGGGCGACAACGGGCTGATCTTCCGCCAGTCCAACCCGGCCGCGCCGACCCCGTGGGGAAAATGGGAGTCCTACGTCTCCCAGGGCGGAGTGTCGGATCCCGCGACCGCCCAGGCATTCATGCAATCGACGCTGCAGTCCGCCGCGCGAGTCCGAGGCCAGTACACGCGCACCCTGCTCGTATCGGGCGCGAGCACGCTGCCGCTGCTGGACTACCATCCCGGCGACTGGATCACCGCGCCCACCGTGGCGCACGGCGAGAAGGTCCGGATCCAGCAGATCAACATCAGCCTGGACTCCGACGGGCTCAAAGCATCGATCACGCTCAACGACAAATTCTACGACGCCAGCGTGCGACAGGCCCGCAAGGTCAACGGCATCACCGGAGGCGCGAGCCTCGCCGGATCCGAGGGCGGGCGCCCCGCTCCGGAGCATGACCATCGCGTGGCGAAGTCCCCGGCCGGTCTGGTAGTGGCGTCGAGCGCGTACATCGACTCGGCCGGCAACGCTCGCGGGCTGGCGTCATTGCAGTGGGCGCAGGTAACGCAGGCCACGGACAATACGGCGATCGACATCAGCGGCTACCAGGTGGGATACCGCAAGAGCATCGCTGGAGCGCCATGGCTGTCCGGCGGATCGAGCGACGCGAGCGTGACCGCATTGGGCGTCGGCCCGCTCGAATGCGGCACGAGGTACGAGTTCCGCGTGCGGGCGACGCCGACCTATTCGGACCAGCCCGGCGCGTGGTGCGATCCGGTCGTGGCCCTGATCGCCGCGGACGTGACCCCGCCATCCGTGCCCTCCAAACCGATCCTCGCATCCAGGCTGGCCGTGGTGGACCTGCGCTGGGACGGCAGGACGTCGTCCGGCGGGAGCATGGAATCGGATTTCGACCATTGCGAGGTCGGATACTCCACGGTCGACGGCCAGTGGGCGTACCTGGATCTGGTGATGGGCGACGGGCACTGCATCGTCACCGGCCTGCCCGTGCAGTCCACCGCATGGTTCGCCCTGCGCTCCGTGGACCATTCGGGCAACAAGTCCGACTGGTCCACGGGCGCGAGCGTCACGGTCGCCTCCGCGGTCACTCCCGAGGAGATCGCGCAGATCAACAAGGATCTCTCCGACAACGACGCCGCCATGACGCAGGCCCGCAAGGACATCGCCGCCAACAAAACCACGCTCACGCAGCTCGATTCGAAACTGACCACGGCCCGCAGCGACCTGGACGCCAACACGAGCGCCCTGAACGCGGCGAAAACCGATATCAGCCAGGCCAAAACGGACATCGCGACCGCGAATACGAAGATCAGCGCGAACACGAGCGCCATATCGACCGCGAACACGAAGCTGACTCAGGCCCAGAGCGATATCCAATCCAACAGCACGGCCATCAGCGGCGTGAACGCGACGCTCTCGCAGACCAACCAGACATTGAATACGGTCAAGAGCCAAAGCCAGCAGACCACGGACGGACTGGCCGCGGCCAACACCAAGCTGTCCGCAGCGCAGTCCGACCTGACGAAGGCCAAGAGCGACATCGCGTCGAATTCGGGCGCGATCCAGACGGCCAACGCGAACATCTCGGCCGCCTCCGGCAAGGCGCAGTCCGCTTTGGACAAGGCCAACTCGGTCGGAACGAGCCTGGACGGCATGCATTCGGTGTTCGTCGGCCCCGACGACCCCTCGACCATGCCGAACGCGACCGTGCACCAGGGCGACTCGTGGCAGCGCACCCAGAAATACTGGACCAGATGGGAGGGCGAGGCGAACAACTCGACGTCCCTCTTGGTTGATTTCTACACGTACTGGGAGGGCGAGCCGAACAACTCGACGTCCGTATTGGTGCCCCTGACGTCCAGGATCATCGACGTGTCGGTGTGGGACGGGACCTCGTGGAACCAGTGCAACATGGTCGCTTCGAACATTATGGCGCTCGGCACGATCACCGGCGACCTGGTCGCCGCCAACACCATCAGGGGCGGCAGTCTGATCGCCGGGTCGGTGACGGCCGACCGGCTCGTGGCGTTGAGCATCACGAGCGGGCAGATCGCGGCCAACGCGGTAGTGGCGGGAAAGATAGCCGTAGACGCGGTCACCGCCCGGGAGATCAAGGCCCTGTCGATCACGTCCGACCAGATGGCCGCGTCCAGCATCATCGCCGGAAAGATCGCCGCCGGCGCGGTCACGGTCGACAAGCTCGCAGTCAACTCGGTGAACGCGTCGAAGATCGTTGCCGGGTCGATCACATCGAATGAGATCGCGGCCAACACCATCGTCGCTGGTAACCTCGCCGCCAACAGCGTGAACACGTCGGAGATCGTGGCGGGCGCTGTCACGTCGGACAGCCTGGCCGCCAACGCGGTAACGGCCGGCAAGATCGTGTCCGGGGCGATCACCACGGACAAGCTCGCCGCCAACGCGGTGAACGCTTCGAAGATAGCGGCCAACACGATCACGGCAGCACAGATCGCCACTGACTCGATCGGTGCCGACGAACTGGCCGCTAACTCGGTGTGGGCGGGGCACATCGTGTCAGGGGCGATCACCACGGACAAGCTCGCCGCCAACAGCGTCAACGCGAGCAAGATCGTCGCGGCGAGCATCACAGGCGACAGGATCATGGCGAATGCGATCACGGCGCGTGAGATCAAGGCCCAGTCCATCACCTCCGATCTGGTCGCCGCAGGCCAGTTCGTCGGCTACACGTTCAGCGGATCGATCTTCAGAACCACGAGCGCGACCAGCGGCCAACGGCTGGTCATGAACTCCAGGGGGCTACTTGGATTCGACGCGGACAGCAACCAGACCATCAACCTTGACGGCTCCGGCGGCAGCAACCTCTTGACAGGCACGTTCAAGACCGGGCTGAGCGGCAAGCGCCTCGAGATCACGCGATCCTCCGGGTCGAGCGGCGCGACCGATATCCGCTGGTACGGAGCTGACGGCGTGCAGTCCGCATACGCCGGATATTCAGGCGATAATACTGGATTCATGATCGGCGTCGACTCCCCCCAACCGGACAACGTGCCTCGGACCGGCATCTCGTTCAGTCCCGGGAAGACCTTTGACCTCTACGCAGGGCTGAACGACAGCAAGGTTGGCGTATACGGCGACGCCAGCAGCAAATACCTGTTTTTGAGCGGCATGCTCGGCGGGTCCGACGGAGGCACGTCCACGTTCATCTCCCGGCACTGGCTGTGCTGGACGGGCGGGTCGGGCACGGGCGGGTATTCGAACGTGAAGTTCTCGTTCACGCCTCCCCCCTCAGGCGGGTATTCGATCGTCGCCGCCGCCGATACGCCAACGCAGAACTGCCAGGTGCACGCATGCTACGTCAGTTCGAGCGGCGGAGAGGTGACTGGCTACGGGCAGTACGGCGGCACGGTCTTCGTCAGCCTGTTCGGCTGGCGAAGAGCATAAGGGAAAGGAAACGGCAGTGTCTTACGTGATAAGAGACGGGAATCTCATTCGCGAGCAGACCGATCCCGCGAGCGGGCAGACGGCATGCCATTGCATGCCGCTGCAGACGATAGGCGAGGTCAGCGAGCTGTTGGGACTGGACTACGCGGGCACCGTGCACGCGCTCGAAACGGCGGACGATCCGGGCGTGATCGACGATGCGACCGGCAGGAACGCGTGGACCAGCGCGTACGAGCAGGCCGCGAGAGACCGATTGGACGACATGAACCAGCCGAGCTGGATGGTGCCAGTGTACAAGGCGTCGGGCGCGTTGTGCGCTGACGGGCGGGCGTACGCGAGGCAGCTGCTCGGCGTGGACGCGCCCGCCGACGGGCAGGCGAAGCCCATGGCCATGAGACTCATGGCCGCGCCCCCAGACCCGCTGCCCGGCCTGCTCGAAGAGCATGCGCAGACGCTCGACGACTACGCGACGAATTTCAGAAACAAACTCGTCGACGTCAGCCGAGGAGACAGATGATGAACGGAAACGAACAGGAGAAAACAATGAATCCCATGAACGTGGATGCCAGCAGCGTCATCGACCAACTGACCGCGCAGATAGCCGCTCTGACGCGCGAGAACGCGATACAAGCAGTGCAATTGCGCCAATTGCAGGCTTTGATCCCCCAAGAGGAGGCTGATGATGGCGAATAGCCCGTGGATTAGGAACTACGCCACCAGACCGCAGACGCCCGGCATGTACTGCGGCTCGGACGCTGCGGTGCAGATACCGTTGGCCAACCTGCCGAACACGCCGATGACCATACGGCTCTCGGTCGCGTCCAAGACCGGGTTGGGCAACGTGAAGATGGCGGTCGGCGCCCTGCAGGCGACAGGCAGAAGCGGCGTCCTATTGGCGCAGGGATACCTGCCGTCCGCCGTGACGCTGTACCTGCGCTCCCAGAGCGACGGGGACCAGCACTACTACAACAGTCTCCTGGTCGTTACGAGCGCCGACTGGGCGTGGCTGCAATCCCACGGCATCGACTACTTCGACGGCAGCACCCTGCCCGGAATCATGGCGGGGGGGCGTCTAGACGCTCCCCTGATCCTCATCCTGCCGCTGCTCTCTGGGGGCTGGCGGCATGATCAGGAACCAAAGCGCCGACCCCAAAGCGCTCCTCTCGCATGCCATATGGCAGGCCACGGCGTCGCAGAGGCCGGACGGCCTGTGGACGTATGCGATGGCGGACGGCGTGACGGGCGGCAGCGTGTACCCGTGCGGCACCAATGTGCCGGTCGGCCGGATCCTCGCGTGCAAGGTCAGTCAGGACTCGCCCTCGACCCTGATCCCCAAGGCCGGCACGCTGGTGGATTCCGGCACGCAATGGATAACGCTCCGGGCCACCGGCTCCAATCCGGGATTGGGATTGGAGAACGGGCCGGTCACCCTGACCGCTATAGGCATGTACACGACCGACGACTACGTGCAGCTGAGAGCCATGGTCAATGCCGGCTCGCTGCCAAACCCGTTCTTCGACGGGGACCTGATGCCCCTGGCCTAGCCCTGGCAGGGGGCGTGCGATGAGCGGCATACGGCACAACTGGTGGCCCAGCCCCGCCTACGGCAGCGTGCGCGCCCCCACGCAGACACTGGACGGCACCGTAACAACATGGAACAATCCGCAATACCCCGGCGTCGCGCTGGAAGCCCTGAGCGATTCCATGGGCCCGTACGCGATGTGGACGCTGAATAATCTGCCGGCAGGACAGAATGTCGCATTCCTCGCGGTCAGCGGCTTCGCATCCCAGGCGGACGTATTCCGCGGCCCGCTCATCGAACTGAGAGACAGCGCGAACAATCTGCTCGCGTATGGCCCGTCATGGGCCAACAATCAGCAGCTGCGCATCTCGGCAACGATCCCATCGGACGGCGTCCTCAATGTGATCCTGCGCGGAAAGCAAGGCGCGGGCGCGGTCACTGCGTTCTACCGGCTGACACTGACCGAGGCCGGCGGCGACGAGAGCTTCTTCAGCGGCGGCACCATGCCGCTGCTCAACCCACCCAACTAACAGGAGGCCGCTATGGCAACCACAGACACCACAACCACCACGACGGACGCAGGCGGCGTGCTCGACCTGCGCCCGCCCGCCGAAAGCGTCAAGGCCGAATTGCACCGATTGGGCCTCACGTATGAGAGCGCGACTGACACGGGCGAGACGTGGCGCGACTACCCGGCCGGCCTGATGGCCGTCATCAGCCTGCCCGACGGGCTGAACGTCACTTTGACGGACGTGGCCACCGGCATCGCCTCGACCCTCACGCTCGACCAGCTCAGGACGGTCACGAAGGTGGTCACCGTCGCCAGCCAGCAAGCCCAGCAGTAAGGAGGGTCCGGTGGCATCGTGGATAGCTGGATTGGACACGTCGATCACCGTCGCCCTGATCGGCCTGATGGGCATAATAGCCGGCACGGTGTGCGCCGGCCTGATCAGCGCGCTGACCGGGCGCCGCTCCAGCCTCGCGCACGCGTACAACGAGCTGGCCGCGGCGCAGAGAGCCATGCAGGACGAGATCGACGCGCAGGACGCCAAGCTCCGGACCCTGTTCGAGGACAACGACCGATTGAGGGCCGAGGAGCGCGAGTTCGAGGACCGGGATGTGGAGCGAACGCGCTATCTGCGCGAATTGTTCCACTGGCTGGACGGTTTGTGCGAGTCCGGCGAGGCCCCATGGACCAAATCCCACCCTAAGCCCCACTTGCCCGAGTCGATGCGCCCAGACTTCCCCAAGCTCGGCCAGTAGCCCCGCGATCATTCCCAAGCCCCATAGCCGTCATGGCCGCGGGGCTTTCGCATACCAGAAAACAATTAGGAGGTTTTCGTGTGAACATCATACAAGTGCCGTCGCCGAATCATTACGACGGCAGGAGCGGGTACGGGGTGGACAGAATCACCCTGCACATCATGGCCGGATACCGTGCCGGGACCGCGTCCATCTTCGCCAATGCCGGCTATCAGGCGTCCAGCACGTACGGGGTCGGCGGGGACGGGCGCATCGACCAGTACGTGAGCGAGGCCGACGGCGCGTGGGCGGACGGGTCGTACGACTCCAACTGCCGCACCATCAGCATCGAGCACGAGGGAGGACTCGACTTCATCCCCTGTACGCAGGCCTGTCTGGACGCGTCGGCCCGATTGTGCGCGGACATCGCCCGCAGATACGGGTGGGGGAAGCTCGTGCACGGGGTCAACGTGTTCCTGCACCGCGAGGTGCCACCGCACACGCATCCAGCCTGCCCGGACCAGTGCCCCAACGGCCTGAACTGGGCGTACATCATCAACAAAGCCAACCAACTACTCAACGGAGGAGACACAGACATGACAAATGCAGGAGACATCTGGAACTATCCCATCGGCTCGCAGGGCACGGTCAACAAGGCCAATCAGCTGGCGTGGGTGCGGCTGAGCTGGATGCACAACGACACCGCGAGGCTCGTCAAGACATTGCTGCGCAACGACGACGGAGGCACCAAGGACGGCACTAGGGGCGACCTGTACACGAGAGTGTGCTACATCGACAACCGGGTGCGCCAGATGACCGCGACCATCACCGCGCAGGCCGCCGCCATCGAAGCCCTGTCCAAGGCACTGGGAAGCAACCCAGCAGATATCGCCAAAGCGGTAGGGGACGCGGTCAAGGCCAAGCTGGACGCCACCACCATCACCATGAGAGCAGAGGAGAAGAAATGAGCGACACCACGACGGAAACAGCGGCGCAGGACCCTGAGGTGGGCCGGCTGGCAGGCGAACCCGATACGACAGCAGAGACTGCGAAGCCCGACGAGGGCCTCGCGCAGCTCGCTGCGCCCGCGCAGCCAACGACGCAGACCGAAGCGCAGTCTGGCGGCGAGACTGACGGCACCGGATTCGGAGCTGGCGGCTACACGCCCGCGTTCAACCCCACGGTTCGCACCGTGGTCTACATCCTCGGCCTGGCCGCCTCGATCACGGCGGCCGGGTTCACCGCGTTCGGCAACCCGGACGTGGGCGCGTTCATCGGCTCCGCCGCCGCGCTCGTGGCCTCGGCTTTGGGCACAGCCTACAATCCGCTCAGCGTCGCCAGGCGCAGCCAGCTCGCCGCCCTGCCCGATCCGGCCCGGCCCAAGCACGCCGCCTAGCAGAACCTTTAACTCATAGTTGACGGTTCGAAAATACGAAATCGCCCTCATCTCCATAGTGGAGGCGGGGGCGATTTTCTGCGTCCTACAGCATATACCGCACAACTTTTCAATCCGCTGGACTGAAACCAGTCCAGACATATTCGGTTATGCACCACATATTATTTCAATCCACGTAGCTGTGAGGCGGCAAACACAAAAACCTTCACAATTCAATCCGGAAAACAGCGCGAAGCATTATCATTTTCGCGGCATAACGAAAATGGTGCGAAAAATGCGCGGATAACCTACTAATGGAAATTTTTACGCCCGAATGTTACTCATTAGATCCAATAGGGCTGCATCTTTCGTGCAAACATGCAGTTTCCGCGCATCATTGCTATTTTCAACCCCGAAAGTTACATCTGGCAGCTGCGGAAAAACGTATCATCGGTTCGCCAGTTCCAACGACTCTCCGTCAACGGACGAGAACGGGATCCCCTGGCTCGATCCTGCTGCTACATAGCTCCACTCCTCGAGGCTGCCTCCCGAGACGGGGACCGGCTTGCGCACCAGCACTCCGCCGTCCCCGAACCGGACCACCAGGTCCTCGGCCACGTATGGGCCGTCCCCGTCGTCGGGGTAGGACACGTCCAGCACTCTCTGCGCCTGCTCCCATGTGATCCGGTATTCGCCGTCGGCCGATCCGACGCATAGCACGTCGTCCGCTCCATGCCCGGAGGACGAGATCGCGTCGAGCGTCTCCATCAGCAGCAGGCTCCTCTGTCCGTAGCGGTGGTATTCCCTGTCGATCTCGGTGGTCATACGGCGATCATAGACGACTCCGGACCGCAGGTTTCAGCCATGCAGCGGTCCATCACTGTAAATCACTGGCGATAATCGTGAGCACATAATGAGCGCAGGATTAAATTATCACCAGTGATTTCCAGTGATTTGCAGTGATGATGAAAATTTGGGAAGACCGCACAGAAACGCAAGCGACAGTAGGCATATTCCAACTGTCGCAACCACTTTCAGGATCAGTAAAAAACACTGCTTGTGGGTTCGAGTCCCACCGGGGGTACTTTTCCAATACAATGTCCGCACCTACTGATGCCGCAGGGCGTCAACTGGGTCGAGGCGGGCGGCTCGGCGGGCGGGGTAGTAGCCGAAAAGGACGCC